ATGCTGTTAGCCCCTTCATTACCTCCAGCACCCACAACAATCAATGTATCTCCGAATTTATTTTTAAGCATCCGAAGTGTTTGTTGTATTTTTCTTTTATTCTGCCAATCTGTATTGCCAATAACTGCTACGTGACTCATTGTAATTCTTTTATAAATTTAACACCTTTTGGAAGATATTTGTACACTAACCGCAACATGTTTTCTAACAATTTTCTGTTTTCTTTGTGATTAGGACCTGTTATGTTGGTGCATAATTTATATTGCATAATATCCCATCGTTTGCCGGGCCAACTAGGATGCGTGCTAACTTCAAATTCATAAACATAAATATGTTCGTGCTGATATGTTATTCTCTGATTCTGTTCTCTTTCGGACATCTTTCGTAATCTGTTTTATATGGACAATACTTACAATTTGCAGCACCTTTTCCTGCCGTTGCTAGATATGTTCGTTCTGCATTTTTATTGCCTTCTGCATCAAAGCATTGCTCAACAAATAAATCGATACTGCGTTGTACCCGCTTTTGTGTGACACTGCCGGCTGCAGGTTTAATATTTTGTATGCGCTTTTGCGGAAACATTGACTCTTGCATTATTTTGCGTTTAACTACAAAAAATTCAACATCAATATTTTCTTTTGGTGTTCCATATTGTTTTGCAAAGTAATTTTTATATGTAATAAGCTGTGCTAATTTAAGTGAATCTGATTTTGCATTTTGATTCCATCCGTTACGGCTTGTTTTGATGTCAAGTATTAAAATCTTATTGGTTGGAACATGTCGCAAAACAACATCCATGAATCCGTACCAGTATACTGAAGGATTTGCATCTGATGCTTGTACACATAATTCCATCTCAATGCCGGCAAGTTCCCAATTCTTAGATGAAAAGTATTGTGAGCGTCGTTTCATGAACCATTGCAATATTGCAACCCCATCTTCTAAATATTCTGCTAATTGCAGCGGATTTGAAAAATGTTCGCCATTGTTCTCAGCAACACAACGTGAATATTCTTCTTTTAGTTTTGCTGTTAATACATCACGAAAATTTATTGCTTCTGCTCGTTTAACTGATTCGGTATACATAACCGTTAAGAAATGTTGAAATGTTTCGTGAAATGCTGTACCAAAACATGTATCGATCGATGATTGAAATGGAGCTAATCCATCAATGTAATTGAGTTTCCATGAAAGTGGACATCGTTCATACATGGACCATTGCGAATAAGATATTTTTCTAGGTACTGTCGTTGCATCTCGTTGAGATAAACGATATATTGGACTTAAATAATTTCCTGCTTTCATACTATTATGATATGAAATTATTTAGCGGATTCCAACCTTATCATTTGATTCCTTTTAACAATTTCTTTTTTTCGCCTTCACTATAACCGTACATGGTTAAAATTCTGTCACATTGTGTTTTATCCATTAATTCAACGTAATCAGACGCTTCTGATTTTGATACTTGATAATGCTCAGCAATTTGTGCAACTAAATCTTTTTCATAACGATCTTCTGATTTGCCTTTTATATACTTTGCAAATGATTTGTTAGTTGGAAGTAAATCATAATATAATCGATATGTATCGCGGGGTGATAGTTGTCCTATAGTATATGTTTGAAATTCATTGATCAATTCCGTTAGTTCCATGCGCATTGATAACCAACGATTAACAATGAATACTGAAAACTTCTTTTGATCCGTTTCTGACCATTTAGACCATTCTCTTTTTTTGTCGGTTAGACCACTCATCAAATCAAACAATGTTGCACTCTTTTTTTCTTCTGCCATTTGTTATAGTTTATATTTTTTGCGATATTGTTCTTCTAATTGTTCACCTATGCCCATTTCCAATATAATTGCATTGTCAGGTACGCCGATAAGCTTTTTTGCGTCTAAAATATCATCAATTGATTTGTTGCGAAACGTTTTAATTTTAGTATTAGCATTGACTCGAGCTGAGGTTTTGAAAACAACTGTAACCGTACTTTTATGATATGATATAGACATTATTTGACTTTTAGTTTAACGGGTTGAAATTCTTCCGGAATGGCGCCACAATCATCGCATCTAAATACAGGTACTGGTATCATTGTATCTTTATCTCCTCCTGTTAAAAACTTTGAAACTTTGTTTATTACCATGACTTGGCGAAAATACATTCCTCCACATTCTTTGCATATTATTGGTTGCATATCTTTGGGCCCAATATTGACATTCATTTTACTCATATTTCTCCTAATAAATTTACAAACATTGCCATTATGTTGATTTCTTTGTCTACCACGCTAGCATCTTTGAATTGCGATTCAGCTATAATCAAAATGCACGGGGCAATGTGGCCGTGAGCAAATTCATCCAAGTTATCATACAAGAAAGTATACAATGGAGTAAAGTCTCTAACTTTGCTATCTGCAATGCATTGCCGTATCTTTGTGAAAGTTGCTTTTTTGTCTTTTGCATTTTTAAGCATTTCTAATATTTCAGTCATGTAGTTTGCTTGAATTGCAGATGCTTTATCTAGTTGCAATACACCGTTAACTACCGATGCTTGTGCGGCATTGATGGCTCGTCGAATATCTGGATAAGATGTATTGATGATTGCAGCAATATCTTTGATATCATATGTTACGTCTTTTTCATCAAGTACCGTAACCAATCTTTGTGCTACGTCTTTTTTATTTGGTGGTGTTATTGCAAATGTTTGACAACGTGATTGAATTGGATCAATAATCTTTTCAACATAATTACATGTTAAGATGAATCTTGTTGTTTTGCTATATGTCTCCATCAAATTGCGAAGAGCTGCTTGAGCATTTGGTGTTAAGTAATCAGCTTCGTCTAGTATGACAATTTTCCATCTGCGAAATCCTACCGTTGATGCATATCGTTTGATCTTGTCACGTACGGCATCTACTGAGTTTTCATCAGATGCATTGATATACATGATATCTGCGTCTACCGATCCTGCAATTATTTTAGCTAACGTTGTTTTGCCGGTTCCTGCTGAACCATAGAATAGCAAATGTGGAACATCGCCATTGGCAATAAATATTTTAACTTTTTCAATTATATGTTCGTTGCCTATATATCCTTCTAATGTATCAGGACGAAAGGCTTCTGTCCATAAACTATTTTCAATGTCATTGATGTTTTTAAACATATCTAGTTATTTTCCTGTTGAGCCAAAACCACCATCTCCTCGTTCTGAATCAGTTAATTCATCTGACTCAACTAATTCAATTTGCGGGTAAGGCATTATTATTAATTGTCCTACTCTATCACCAACGTGATATATTTTAGCATTTAGTATTCCATTAATTGGGCGATATTTAAACATTATTTCGCCTCGGTATCCAGAATCTATAACTCCTACATGATTTGTTAAATATAAATCTGTTTTGCTATTAGATGATCTTGGATAAATTAATCCAACATAACCTTGTGGTATTTCTATTGCTAGTCCCGTGCCATATGTTATATTGCCATGTTCGTCGCGAGACATGGATATTGCTGTTAAATCTAACCCAGCATCGTCTGGCTTTGAATATGCTGGGATCGTTGCATCTATATGTAATCGTTTTACTTTTATTTGCATTGTTAACTCCGAAATCAATTTTGTAACATTACTAACCAATATGTTGATTCGAAATCAGCACCAGTAAATTCAATTCTAGACAATCCATCAGGCGATACATGCAATTTACCAGAATCTCCACGATTTGCTACAAGTACTTCTTTTAATTTATCTGCCGAGAAACAAACAGGCTCCATATCTGCACTAGATGTTGTTCCTACTTCAAATGTAATGTTGTCTGCATTTACCGTTGAATAATTAATGATAAACTTGATAGTTCCACTTTTTACTTGTACTGCAAAATTCTTTGCATCTGGTAATGCATTTTTTGCTTTGATAAATTTGCTAATAAATTCTTCGTTTACTGGAATTTCAATAACATACTCAGGCTCTGCATTGATTGACGGAACTGCTGGGATGACTGTCGTGTCAGCCAACATGAATGTTGCTTTAGTGCTGCCTTCGGCAATTTCCATTGCATAATTTTTACCTGCAGAATCTTTCACTGTAATATTGATATTTTCTCCTAATGCACCAAGCATTTTATTCAATGCTCCGGTATGATTGATACCTAGTTCGCCTTTCATGAACGATGTTGTCTTCCAATTGATTTTTCCTACAATTGTTTGATCTACATCAATCAATTCACAATTAACTCCAGTTTCAGTTTCTTTCAATTTAACCGCTTCGCAGTTACCTGCTAGATAATAACGATTAATAAATGATTGTAATTTGCTTTTTTCCAT